AGTTCATTCCCATCCATTGAGAAAGACCAGGGCGACTTTGTAGAGAAGATGGCGGAGTACGGCTCTCGCGTTGCCGCTGCTCTATCTAAGATTTGTGAAACAGTGGCCTCTGGGAAGATTGATATTGAAATGAAATGGGATGGAGAGAACGGAGAAACAATCTGCTCTTATATGACGCACGACTTCGCTAAAGAAATGGGACAGGTGATCGCTAACGCAGATATTAGAAATGAACAAGAAGAAATCGAGGGGTCCTTAATTACACTAACTAAGTCTAGTAAGGATAAGTTGAGAATTTTGACGGGCGAAAACGAAGAAAAAACATTTTCCTTAGGGGCTATCCCCCTGGGTTCGATTGATACCTTCCATGTAGGAGACAGGGTCAAGGTTAAAATAGAAAAGATTACTAGCAAAAAAGTTGGTGGGAAAATTAGAGAGAGCTTTACAGGGATTTCGATATCTCCCATCCCCTAACAATAGGAGCCGGAGAAATCCTTGGCTTTTTGTACCTTTACTTTAGGGGGCCCCAACGGAGCCCCTAGATAGTAATAGACTCGGCGGATTTGCTTACGAAAGCCCCACCAGGTACCTATAGCACGGCAAATCCTTTACGGCCATGTCGTGGTGGGCGAGGATTTTTCCGACCTCATTCATGTTTGCCTCGTTCATCATTTCGTAGAAGCGCGGCGCCTCTGGAGACTGGACTGCAACGAGGAGCTGATAGACAAGGTCAAGCTCCCTGCGGAAGAGATATTTTTTGTAGTAGACGAGGGTTCTGATACGTTCCATCTCGTCTCTTGAGAGCGTGATGCTGTTTTTATCTTCGAGCGCGGGGAGCTTTACCTCGCAGGTCGCGATGAAGTCGAGCGCGGTCTGAAGGTCCTCGCTTCGGATCTGGTCATACTTTGCGACCTGAAAGTGGGCATAGAGCGCGTGATAGATCGTCTGGTAAGCGACAGCGCTCTTCTTTGCGCGCGCCGAGATGGCCTTGCGGATCTGAAGCTGCTCCGCGGGGGTGAGGGTGGCTGCTGAGTAGCTCCCGGTCTTGCGGATAGCGGGGAGCACTTCACTTGTCACCCAGCGGCGAAACTTCTTGGCTTCTGGACGGCGGCTTTTGAAAATCAGAGCATAAAGACCAGACTCAGAAACGATTGAAATTTCTTGCTTCCCGCCGGGGGTGTCAATTGTATTTACACCCTTTTCGTCATCATCCAAAAGCGCAACAGAAGCACGGATATTCGAGAGTTGAAGAATCTTGCCGACATCGGCAGACGAAAACCACGGGGCACCCGAAACGAGGATAGTTCTTACGGGGGATTTCTCAAATGAGAACACAGAGAGATTAGACATAAGCATGTCTCCTAACAAGGGAATTAAATCCCTGCCACCACAACGCCAAGTGTGGCGGGCAGGCCTTGCAGGTTGGCGTACCGGTGTTAGGAGCCGGCCTCCCAAAGGGAGCCTGCAAGCCCACCCATAAAAGGTGACCTGCGCGCATAAGAAAAGCCGCATGAGGCAGCTATGCGCCTAACAGTCGGGACGCCAATCCCGCGTCCGGAATCCCGGACAGGGAAAATATAGCATATTCCATTCCAACGAATCCACTTTGTTAAAATGGTCAGCACAGACTCCTGGAGGGATCGCAATGCAAAAAATACGCGAAGAGGATTGGCTACAGACGAAGATTAATGGGGCTCTTGCGGATTATGTCCGGGCATCTGAATTTAAGCCGACTGAAGAAAGAGCCCTAACTGCCGTTACTATGGTTAAACACCTCTGGGCGATTTGTTTCTGGGGCAGTTGGATATTTTTTATTGGGTTGGGAAGTCTGCTTCTTCTTATCCTCCATCTGCACGCCACTCTTTAATCTCTCGGCATCAAGGGAAACTCACGCTGAGGCTCCCGTCCCGACGGATTTCACCCACTTCCTGATATCGTCTACCTTGAACCTCGTGCACTTTGGGCTGAGGCGCACGGGCTGAGGGAACGAGGGATCTTCCTTCACCTTTTTCCACACGGTGCTTTCCCCAATCGAGAGCATGGCCGCGGCTTCTTTCACATCCACCATCAGTAACCCCAGCGGGGGGATTGTTCTGCCACGCTTCCTCATTTCTCGCTCTCCTTAAGGCCTTTGCCCTCAGAGGGGAAGAAGTCCTCCGCCTGATCAATCAGAGCCTTCAACCGCTCGCACGTCTCTTTATCTTTCAGCACGTAGTCGCCCTGCAGCGTGTTGAAAGCCCCAACACGGATCAGCAGTTTCGGGTTGCCATTCCCGATTTCAATTGAGAATTTCGCTTCACACATTTTGTTCTCTCCTCTCTCCAAGATTCATGAGCTTCCTATACTGGCTGTCGACCTCCGCGAGGAATACCCGGCAAGCCTCAAGCGTCCCCGCAAGATGTTCGGGGGCGGGTTCATATCTCCGGATAAAAAGCGTGAGCTCCGGATTCTTTGCCTCAAGCCGCGGGTCATAGTCAACATAGTCGCACCATTTCCTGCCAGTACAGATTAACTGCACGTCCATCTGCAGGAGATACTCTGGTGCTGGGACCCCAGCCGCTATGCGGCGAAGGTGGGTTACAGTCTGCGGGCACTTGATTTCTACAAGCCCATCCGAGCCGACCAAGCCATCCGGAGACGCTCCAAACCAAGGAATATCCGGGTGCGGGATGAAGCCCACCAGATCCACCATCTCGCCTGTAGCCGCTTCATACGCCTCGCGTGCCTCAACTTCATGATCAATCCCCCACTGCATCGCCCAGGTCGTCCCGGAACTCTGCGCAACTCCGGTTGCCCGTTCCGCGATCAGTGTATCAATCAGATCCTGCCTGGATTTGAGCGGTTTCCCGGTCTTCGCCGATATCGCCAGCGCGTCAGCCGCGCGGGATGCCGTGAGACAGCCGCAACGGTCTGAGAACCACTTCGCGGTTCGCTGGAGTGGGTTTGCGTCTCCGTGGCTAAGTGATTCAGCCTGCATTTCCTTCTCCTCCTTCAGCAAATGCCTTCAGTTTTTCGTGCTCGCCTGACGAGACGAGGCTCTTTCTCTCAGTTTGAGAGACACTCTTGAAGAAAGTTCTGTATGCTTCGAGGCCGCTCATAGCGGCGTCACGGGCACGGTCCAGCAAATCTTGCGAGACCGGCGCCGCGGCTATCTCGGTTCCCTGTTCGGCGTCAGGGTCTGGCATGCCGATAACCGGGATGCAGAAGGTCTGGAACATCGCGCTCTTAAACGCGTAGCTCATCGCCTTGCCGCTTGCCTTATCGCTGCTGTCAAGCCCTTCTCCGAGCGCCTGCGCGGTAAAGGAGCTCCCGTCTTCAGTGCTTACGAAACGGTATGTAATCGTCGTCCGGACCAGGCGCTGCACACCGCCGCCCCGAGTGCTGACGGACTGCTCCGGCTCCTGGTCAATTCGCTCTGGGTAGATGATCAGATGGTGCTGATACAGAAGCGGGTTTAAAGCCGCCAGCACATCTTCAATCGAGCGGTATGAGAACCGCAGTCCTTGAGAGGATCGCTTCCCGATGCCGGCTCTGCCGAGATCGCGGGCGACTTCCAGCACCGCTTCGTATACCTTTGCTGTGCCTTCCATCTCACGCCCCCGCGATTGCGCAGATTGCCCAGTACACCCAGCCGAGCACCGTTGCCGCGCCGATGAGTGCGAGGAACAGGGCTGTACCCACGATGACGGTGTCTTTCATGTCTGTCTCCTGTTAATCGATCAGCTCGCACTCGGCGGCGGGCTTGCCATTGATATCCGCGATATCGGAGGTGATGCTGATTCGGTAGGTGTACATGATGGCTCCTTATTGCTAATTGCTATTCACTATTTACTTTTGACAATTTGAAGATTACATCATCAATCAAGAATAAGCAATAGAAAATTGCTATTAAAAGCATAAAAAAGCAACCATGTTTTGCTTTTTATCAAACATGATTGCTTGTTAGGCTACTTAGGGGTTGCTATACAGCGCGGCTTATCTCAAGCACCTTACCAAATATCTTTATTTGCGAGAGTTCGTCCCCCTTATAGGTTTCAGTCCCATAGGTTGGGTTATCGCTACGAACTTCTATGCCTCCCTTTACAGAAGCAAGGCGTTTAATTTTTAGTTGGCCAGCAATCGCGAGTACATATAAATGGCCATCTCTAATTTGAACAGGTTCTATTTCTTCGGCAAAAAGTACGTGATCACCGTCAAAAATAAAAGGTTCCATAGAGTCGCCACGAGCCGTTATTCTGCGGCATTGCTCCGGTTTTACGCCTCTGGTGTCGAAAAACTCGCGTCGGTACCACGTCGCCCGGCTGTTATGAATCTCTTCCCAGTCATTCTCAGCGCCGCATCCGCACGATGCTCGCAGCTGGTATTCCCTAATTTCAACAACCCCGTCTGGTGGAGTTTCTTCACCTTCAATAAAAGCTTGGACTGAATCGCCTTCACCGAATTGTAGCCAAGCAGCCGTGCATCCGAGAAAAGATGCAAGTTTCCCTAAGGTTTTGCCTTTTGGCTCGCTAAGACCAGCAAGCCACCTAGCGACGGCTTGGCGGGTGACGCCGACGGCATCACCTACCTGCTGCTGAGTTAGCCCCTTTCTTGCCATCAGCCCACGCAAACGCTCTTGCAACGTCATGCCGCGCCTCCTCGTTAATGCAATTGTTATTTGCACTTATACAGCAATGGGTGAACAAATTAAAGTCAACTAACTATTGCTTTTCTACGCATAAAAATATAACATTAAGCTATCTTTAATTGCTGCACGGAATAAAATGGAACGGATCCAAGTTACTAACCCAGTTGATCGCGCTGTGGCGGCTTTTGGCAAAACTGACATCGAACTGGCGGATGCTTTGGGAATCACGCATCAAGCAGTGAGCAGATGGAGGCAGCTTGGGTATGTCTCGTATAGGTATGCGGCAAAAGTTTCTGCCTTGACCGGGATCCCTGAATACATCCTTTGCCCGAATTTTTTTAGACCTCCAAAGAAATCACGCAGGGGCAAGATGGGCTCATGACGAGGTGGACGCATGTTCAAAGAAGAAGACCGCGCATGGGACGTTTCTGATATCGGAGGAATGGACAAGTACATCTTGCTTTGCCTCGCGCATAGGAAAAACGGCGCTACGCAACTTTGCTGCCCTTCGATAGGAACAATCATGCGGGATACCGGAGTCTGTAAAGATACCGTAAGGAAAGCCCTGAAAGTTTTGGTAGCAAAGGGCTATGTGACTTACACCCGGAACCCGGGCGGAAAGACCGAGTATCAACTGTCTATACCGGGTGGAAAAGCCGACCCGGTCGGGAAGTCTACCGGGTATGAAAGTACACCCGGGGAGGGTGGAAAAGTCGACCCGGAGGGGGTGGAAAAGTCGACCCCTAACATGGAAGTTAACAAGGAACTTAACAAGGAAGGAGAGAATCCCCTACCTCCCCCCTCGCCTGCGGCGAAGCGGGAGGCACAGACACACCGCTTCTCGCTATCCGAGATACCGGATGCGTCGAAAGAGAAAACCAGAACTCATCAGGCATTCAAACCTCCGGAGCTCGGCGTCGAGCTCACCGAGTCCGCTTTCAGAGACTGGATGACGGTACGCAAGGCAAAGCACTCACCGCTCACTGAAACCGCGTGGAAGCACTTTAAAGCGCAGGTCCTCAGATCCGAGCTGAGCATCCAGCAGGCGGTAGAGCTTTGTGCGACCAAGGGATGGATTTCTATCAACGCCGAGTGGCAGGCGGTTAAGGACTATCAGGCTGAATTCGATTCTCGCTCCAGCAATGACAGGAAGGTCGATTTTGTCATCAAAGCTCTGGGGCTGACTGACAACAGGAAGGAAACTGAAAAATGACAGGCTTCAAGTACGAAGGCTCCGACGTCAAAAAAATCAGTGAGCAGCTTTTGGGGCTGGCCGATCTTCTGGACGGAAGACCCCCATCAGAAAAGGCACTGCTTCTTTGGCTTTCTTGCCTTGAAGACGAAGTCCCCGCATGGGCGGCTATCTCTGCGCTTACCGACTGGCCAAAGAGGCACAGCAAAATGCCGGCACCGGCCGACATCGTGAAGACTGCCCGGGAAATCCGAGAACGCGCTCTGGAGAAAAAGACCCACCAGGCCAGCGCCAGTGAAATTTCTGTCGCTGAAGTGCGCCCTGCGGATCCTGCCATTGCCCGGGCTGTCGACCGCAGCCTTAAGGCCATCAGGGATCTGGGGGCGCGCCCGAAAGACTTTTGGGAGTGGGAGGGGATCACCGCGATTGCCGCGGGTCGTCCGCTTTCTGGGATAAAGCGGCGCTACCTCGAGACTCAGTACGGGGAGAAGCTCGGGGATCCTGCCTTCCTCAGATCCATCACGGGCAAAGTCCGGTCGAGGCTTTACCTTGAGGCTCACCTGCCGAAGCCAAGCGATGCCCTGCCCGATGAAATGTGGGGAGCTTCAGTCATGGGCTCTGCGACTGCAGGCAGCGGGCAGCGATCTGCCGAAGAGCGCACTCAAGTATCTCGAACCCGGTTATGTGGAGGGGAAAGAATGAATGAGTGAAGACCAAAAGGCCCGAGACGAGGCCTGGAGGGCGGTAATGCGGCAGATCGCAAAGGCGTACGGGATTTCAGAGGAAGGTTTTGAGGAGTTGGGCGGTATGGACAGAGGGTTGATGAAAAGAGTGCGGGACTTATCTGAGCGCCGGGCAGAGACGGCCAGTATCAAAGGCGTCGTGGGTCCCCAGATGGATAGGTGGGGGATGGCGGCCGCTGCCATGGGAAATTCTGAGGCTGTTGCCTATCGGGAGGGCGTTTGGATCTACCACTCACTCTCTTACCCGGTTTATTTCGCGAGCGTTCCGTCCGTTGGGGTGGTTGGGGCCTCGAACGTCGAGGCGCTGGTACGGCGGATCCGGTATCTCCGCTGGAAGCTCAATTTGCCGGCGTCCGGGGGCGATTCAAACGCGTCAGGAGATTCGAAATGAGATATTCAGTACAGAAGGGCGGCGAGGGAGAAGAGAGGGCAGGAAGGCGCCTTCTCGCCCCGGGAAACGGTATTGAAGAGTATGGCACGGGGGATGATATTGCCCACGACTCAGACTGTGCGGTCAATAATGCCCCGGCCATGGAACCGGGACCCTGCGATTGCGGGGCACTGGCTAAACACGAGCGAAGGTATGTCGCATGGCTGTGTCAGAAGGGTTGTAAAGCGGTCTTGCGCCTCCGAATCTGTATCGCTCAACCGTTATGGCGGCAATCATCGACAACTGAAACAGGCGCCATCCGGGGACTTTCCCGTTTCTGCTTGTCCCTTCTGTTTGGTAACCGCGCAGTGCGACAGTCCCTTTGGTCGTCTCCCCCAAAAGATACGGCTCAACAACCCGGGGGCAACCGCCATAGTTGAATCTGATTACCCAGCGATTTTCGATAGCGAATTTAACATCGTTAAAAACTGACATACAGAATCCTCCGTGAGGTGATTAGCGAATGCGGTTTTGGGAGCTCCGCACGTCTAATCATATAACTTAGGAGGATCCAAGCAAAAAACTCTTAAGGGGAAACGAAAAGCATGGCATCAGTAAATAAAGTAATTCTTCTGGGTCGCCTGGGGAGAGACCCCAAGACGAGCGACGCGCAGGGGCTGACAATCTGCCGCCTCGCGCTTGCCACTACCCGCCGATACAAGGGCCGGGATGGTGAAAAGAAGGAAGAGACCGAGTGGCATAACGTTGTGGTTTTTGGGAAAACGGCGGAAGTCGCTCAGCAGTATCTCGTGAAAGGCTCTGAGGTCTATATCGAGGGGCGGCTGCATACGCGAAAGTACACGGGCAAGGACGGTATCGAGCGTTACGCGACAGAGGTTATCTGCGAGTCCCTGCAGCTGGGGGCACGGCCTCAGGGGAAATCTTCATCTGCGTCATCGAAACCTGCAGCTACTACGGCAGCCCAGTACGCTGCGGCGAAGGGTAGAGATCTCCCGCGGAACACCGCATCTGCCCCTAACGAGGATGTCCCATTTTGACGGGTAGAGGATGAAGGTATGGCAAAAAAGCTGAGTCAGGATGATCTCTTGACGATTATCGACGCTCTTGGGCAATTCATAGGTGACTACAAATTTTACGAAAAGTATCCACACCTACAGGAGTATCAGGACCTTCAAGACGCTAAAGCTACCCTGAAGAAAGTCCTCGAGCTTTATACACATGTGGAGATGGAGGAGGACTGAGGGATGTTTTTTAAGACGCAGCACAAGAACTACGGCCTCACGGCTCTCAGAGCGAAAGGCCGGATGAAGAAGGGAGAGCTTAATCGAACCGAGTCAGCATACGCGATGTACCTCGAGGGCGAGAAGCAGGCCGGAAAAATAGTGGACTTCTGGTTCGAAAGCCTAAAACTAAAAGTCGCGGATGGCGCCTGCTGGTACCTTCCCGATTTCATGATCCTTCGACCGAACGGCGAGCTGGAGCTGCATGAGGTCAAGGGCAGCCCGCGAGTCTTCTTTGACGACGCGAAGTGCAAGGTCAAAGTGGTTGCGACTTCCTTCCCTTTCGCGATGAAGGTTGTCTATCCGCGCGCCAAAAAGAACGGCGGTGGATGGGATGTTGATGAGTTCTGACGGGAGAGATACGTGATCGAAGACCGGGATCTGAACGCAAGGCTTGAGAACTGGGCGAGAGTTTACAGGGACCGATCATGCTTACGCGCATCGTGGCTTGCGAAGATGATCGCCCTGTACGGAGCGGAAGGCAGGGGCATAGCGAACGAGTGTGAGAAAGATTACAGCCCTGTAGATGTAAAAGACGCCGCCAGGGTTGAGCGAGCGCTGTGTTCTCCACTCTATCCGGAGAAGTACAGGCTTATGGTTTGCGCGCTCTACCTTCGCCCGTCTCTCTCGGTAGGAAGAATTGGCCGGGCGATGGGGCTAAGCAAAAGAAGGTTCGATGAGGAGATTCACAGCGCTTCGGTCATGCTTTCTAATATCCTGGAGTTCTACGCTCGGGATTGCTCTTGAAAAAATAAAATAATGGGATACAATTGAGGGTACCAGTAAGCGAAAGACGCAAGAAGTACGATTGGAGAGCCGGTTGGCTCTCTTGTTGTGCCCGAAAGAAACAGCGTGTAGGTGCTGGTTAACTCCTCCAGATATACAACTCCATCCTCGGATCCGTACGCAGATCCGGGGATTTTTTTGTGCGGGAGACTTCGCGTGGAGAGAAACGAAAACAGCAGAAAAGGTGTGAAGGCCATCCTTAAGCTGGGCAAAGACTCCAGGGTTGAAATAGGCGGGGATCAAGTCCGAATTTTTGGGGAGGTTATGGTCAAAGGATCTGTGCTAGAAACCAAATCCTTGGCTAATTTCGCCTCGGAGCCCCTCAGGAAGGGCTGAAGATGGCTTTATTGCATATTTGCGCTTACCCAGGCTGCCAGGAAGCTATCCCTCTGTCTGATAAGTACTGTGCCCGCCATAAAGAGAAGGGTAAAGAACAGGCGGCGGAACGCGAAGCAAGGCGGAAGAGATTCAAAGGCTCCTCCGCTGAACGTGGCTATGGTTCTAAGTGGCGGAAGCGCAGAGCGGCATTCCTGAAAGAACATCCACTATGTGAGGAGTGTTTGAAGCGTGGGCTGCTGGTTAAGGCAACTGATGTGGATCACATCATTCCACATCGGGGGAACCAGAAGCTTATGTGGGATCAGAACAACTGGCAGGCGCTGTGCCATGCGTGCCACAGCCGTAAGACTGCCAGCGAGGACGGCGGCTTCGGGAACTCAATGTTTTGAATCTGTCGTCCCGGCTCAGTGATTGCAAAACAAACATCTTGGTCAAACTGATTGAATCGGAGAAGGTGAGCTGACGAAGCAGGGGCAAGGCGGCTTTAGGAATAAGGTGAAGCATGGTTAGAGACTGGGAACAGTTGCTACACGTTCTTGAAGACATAGAACGAGAGCGGGTCATTGATCGCCTGACGTCCATTGACGAAGCAGACGAGGATCTGTACTGCGGGCATCTTCTGCTGGCGGAAGACGCGGGGCTTATTGAAGGTCTCCATGTCCACCGCCTTGAGGATGGAAGCTGGGGGTATGACAGAGAAGCCTACCCGAGGCTGACCTTTGCCGGGCACGACATGCTTGACGCTCTCCGTTCCAGCAAGGTCTGGAGGGAAGTGAAGCGTACAGCTTCTGAACTGATGGTGCCTATCTCTATGGAGCTGATCAAATACACGCTCACCAGTATGCTGAGCCAGCAAGCCCCGTGATTTAAGAGGGGGTGAGGCGGGTCAGATTTTGGACGCAAAAGCCCCTGAGACCGCGCCCTTCACCAATTTTTTACGCGTGCTTTTCAATTTTTGGATATGCCCAGGCTCAGAAAATCCGATGCGGAGAAATCGGCCAGAGGGACGCTGCAGAAATGCCGTTCTTCCAAGCCGTACCCGGTTTCGGGGAGTGTTTTGTCTGAAGAACCTCCCGTCGGGATTCCGGGAGACGCAAAAGAGGTATGGGCGCTTGCGGTCAAGAACGCGCCGAAGGGGCGGCTGTCGGTTGTAGACGGGCCGGCGCTTGAGCAATGGTGCCGCACGTATGCTCTGTGGCGTCGGATGGCAAAAACGGTAGAGCATGGAGCCCTTTTTGATGAGGAAGAAACGGCCGGGAGGAGGAAACTCAGCCCGGAGTTTCAAGCGATGCAGATTCTTGTCGGGACGCTGATCAAGCTTGAAAAAGAGCTTGGTTTTACCCCTGTCTCCCGCGCGCACGCGCCCGCGCAGGAAGAAGAGCTGTTAGAGAAAAATCCTTTTGAAGCCTGATGAAGAAACCTGATTACGTTGCTATAGCCAAGGAGTACATGAGCGGCGTATTGGATGGGAGTGTGCCCGCTTGTTCCTTTGTGAAGCAGGCAGTTCAGCGCCAGTTAAATGACCTGAGGCGATGGGGTCCCGAGGGTGGTGACTACTACTTTGACGAAAAAGAGGCTTCCCGGCCATGCTGGTTCATTGAGAATCTGACGCACACAAAGGGGGAGTTAGCGGGCAGGGCGATTCACCTAGAGCCCTGGCAATGTTTTCTCCTGACTACCTTGTTTGGGTGGAAGGCGAAGGCGGGTAATCGGCGATTCCGGTCAGCCTATGTGGAAGTCGGGAGAGGGAACGGCAAGTCGACGCTTCTGTCGGGAATTGGGCTTTTCTGCCTTTGTGCGGATCACGAGCCCGGGGCAGAGGTGTATAGCTTCGCGACAACGCGGGAGCAGGCGAAAATCGTCTTTGGTGATGCGCAGACGATGGCGCGGGGTAATCGCGCGCTGCAGGAAGCGTATGGGCTGGAGGTTACTGCGCACGCACTGTATGTCCCCGCGACCAATTCAACCTTTCAGGCGAAGAGTGCGGAAGGGTCTACTTTGGATGGCCTGAACACGCATCTGGCCATTATTGACGAACTTCATGCGCATAAGAAGAGAGATGTTTTCGACGTTGTTGAGACATCGCTGGGGAAGCGCAGAAATTCGCTAATGGTTTCGATCACAACGGCAGGCGTTGACCGTGCGGGCATCTGTTACGAGCAGCGCACGCTCGTAACAAAGATTCTTTCAGGGTCGCTTCAGGACGAATCCTATTTTGGGATCATCTACACGCTGGATCCGGATGATGACTGGAAGAGTGGCGAGGCGCTGGCAAAAGCCAACCCGAACTGGGGGGTGTCTGTCCGGCCTGAGGTCATACGGGCATTGCAGGCAAAAGCGATCGCGACGCCCAGCGCTGAGAACAACTTCAAGACGAAGCATCTTGATGTCTGGTGCAACGCGGATGTCGGCTGGAT